CCAATACAACGAACACAGGCTCTTTAACAGTTGATGGTCTCATTGATGCTGCAGGTAACATTACTTTCGCAGGAGCTGGTGCAAGTTTACCTGTTTGTACGAATGGATCTTCCCAACTAACTACTACAGGCTGCTCTGGAGGAGGAGGAGTAACCTCAGTTACTGCTGGACCTTCTGGAAACCTAACCTTTGCTCCTACTACAGGAGCCGTTGTAGGGGACATTACAGAATCTCCTACTTTTACTGGTAATGTTACTGCTTTTGGATTTATACAACCGGATAGTGATAAAGGTAACCCTATCGTTTCATGGGATGATCCAGACGATACTATCAATTTGATTAGTGCAGATGCCTCGTTCTCTGTAGCCGGAATCTCTAACTACGAGTTCGGTATCTCCCAACCATCAACACCTTTGGACTTCCTGGCGATAAACTCCGCTGGTACTACTGGACTTCTTGATCTTAATGATGCAGCCTTAACCCCTGGCAGTTGTGTACAGTCTGCAGCTAATGGACATCTTATTTCCACAGGTTCAGCGTGTGGTAGCCCTGGCGGAGGCTTCCCCCCGGTTCAACTACTTCATGGTAAACAGAGGATAACGGCAGTAGCAGCAGCCTGTACTCCAGGTACCCCGATCACCTTCGCAACACCCTTCACTGCCGTCCCTGACATCGTAGGAAGCACAGATCCTGTAGTTGGTGATACCTTCGCCCCCTCGGCAGTCACGACAACCGGCTTCACTCCCGAAGTATGCAGTGTAGCTTCAGCGGCTACGGTTACTATCTACTGGCATGCGGCAAATTGATACTGAGGTAATGATGAAAAAGATAACAGCAGCAGTTCTAGCCCTAGTTCTTGGATTAGCGCCAGTGGTAGCGAGTGCTGCTCCAACTCTGACAGGCGTTAATTTAGCTCCAGTCTTTTTCGCTATTGGAGTAGCTCCTCAGTTTAGTTTCAACTCCTACTCGTATCCCAATACTCCTTTCATGTATGAAACAAATCCAATCATTCCTCTTGCTGGAAGTTTTGACGTATATCCTATTCTTGGTTTTAGTATTGTGTGTGTTCCATACAACACTTCAGTCTTGGGGAATACGAACTATCCATATGTGGCAGAGGACAACGGTATAAGTGGTGGAGTTGTCACTATTGTAGAGACAAAGAGTAATAATACTACTGTGACGATTGATACGTTTGTTATGCCTGACAGCCCTCATAATGGTCCTTATGTAAATTATACTACTAGTTTGTTGGGATCTCCTTACATAGCTACAGCAGGATCTACAATTAGCGCCTACATCTCATCCTTGAGCGGAGCTTCGGACCAGGGATGGGCCTCTTGCGTTGTTTCTACGACACTGGGTTAAGGTGAATAATATGAAAAAGTTAGTGAGTGTAGCCCTTGCCACAGTTTTAGCACTTCTACCCCTCTCAGGCGAAGCTGTTCCTATCGCAACTCCTGGCAACTATGTGTTCTCAGGCTCTATAGGCATTCCAAGCCTTACAAATGGAGATTGTGTGATAGCAACCGGCGCGTATGGGGTCCTTACAACTTCAGGCGAACCCTGCGGCCCTGGTGGCGGTGCAGTCATCTCTGCTAGTACTTGGACTCTTACTGATGAAAGTGGAGCAGCAATACCCATAACTGATGAAGAGAACGCATACTCAACGGTAGGAAATGCAGGTGGTCCTCATCTTGTTAACGTGGCTATTGATATCAACATGCCCTCTAACTCTAGTACTGCTAACTCATCCATGTCGTTACCTGTAGATGTGACAGGTAACGCTGAGTCCTACCAAGCTCTTGACTGTACCCTTCAAAATGGCAACTATGCTCATGTACCGAACCTCACAAGAGCAATAGGGTACATCAATACAGGAGCTGGCTCTACATTTACAATCTATGCAGATATAAGTGGAGTATATACTCAACAAAGAAACATTGACTTATCTACAGCAGGAATCTATTGCTCTGGAACGTACCAGACAACATCATAGGGAGAAATCATGAAGAAGTTCTCGATTGCTTTATCCCTACTTCTCTTGATACCCTCCTCGGCATTAGCTCAATCATCGGATCAATTCTTTACTCAACCTGGGAACTGGCTATTTACAGGTGAAGTTTGTTCTGGTACTATAACAAATTGTATTGGAGGTAGTGGAGGCAGTTCACTAATATCATTGATATCAGATGGTGGTACTTCAGTACCTAGTGGAGCAGGAAATATATCAGATCTTCCCTATACTGAAGGTTCGCTTAGTCAAGCTCCCCTTGGCATAAGTATTGGTCATATAAATGTAACTTGTTCAGCGTATACTACAGCTAATGCTTCTGCTGGATATGAAGCATACTCATATACTCCCTTGGATGCAACTGGATTAGGGGGAGGTACGATTAATTTTGCAATAACTAATACTACATATCCTATTTCAGCTCCATTAGTATTAGGTTCTGTTATTATTCCCTCTAGCCCCCAATTTGGTCCTTGGATTACTGCGGTAACTTCGTCCGTAGCCACTCCTTATACCATACTTCCTGGAGATAATGTGATCATGAGTATCACTGATGTAGCAAGCACTACCCAAACTGTATCCGGTTGTATGCCATACATCGGGTCATGATATAGTGTAGTTATGCCAAATAAGCATAGTGTCCAGCACCAGCCGGAAGCCCTCAACATGCGTCCGGTTGCTAAATTAGATGAAGCGACTTGGACAGCAGTCGGTATCTCTGCTATGCAGCTCATCGACCTGAACCTCGGTAACAGGTGGGCTCTGGACGTATCTCTCGACTATGGCAACGCACTTTATGAGATGCAGGGCGAAAGGGCGAACCCACCATGGGAGAACTGTGCAAATATCATTGTACCTGTAGTCTTCACAGCCGTTGGGGAAATGACCTCGCGACTTTCTGGTTCTGCCCTTGTGCCAAGGCCGTACACGGCAGCGGGAAAAGATTCTATTTCTACTCAGTATGCTCATATAGTTGAACAGTTCTATAATTCAGAGTATGAGGAGAATAACTGGTATGAAGCATATGATACCTGTATACAACTGGCGGCAAGAGATGGCACAGCTATTCTGGAAGTCTTATGGGAAAAGAAAATCTCGGAGACAGTACAGCTTGTTGATGGGCCTGTTATGGATGAAACAGGAAACCCTAAAGTCGATCAGTTTGGTCAAGCAATTATCAAGAAACAGAGACAAAGAGTAAAGAAGGTAGAATGGGATGCCGTCCGATACAATCCTGTTGAATTACGCGACTTTATCCTGTTTCCGAACTACGCACCCTCAATCGAAGTGGCAGATGGTGTTGCTCGAAAAAGGTATATGTCAGAACGTGACATGTATTCTATGGTTGAGTCCGGGGTCTTCGATGCGGACATGGTTGAAAGGATTATGGCTTGTACGGCAGCAGGGCAGGATGAAAGGCCATGGGATAGACAAGGAAACGCAACTTACACCATAGGCGGTAAACTTACCATCGGGGACTACGCTATCCCTATGCCTGATGGTATACATGTAGCACGCGGGCCTGTCGAGATGTGGCAGATCTTAACTTCTCAGTTTGATCTTGATGGAGATGGAGTCTGTGAGGAGAACTATATTTGGGTCCATGACATGTCACGACTTATGGCCGGATGGGCGCCGTATGAGTATGAGGGAGGACGACCTTATTTCCCTATCTGCGTTATGCCCCGCCCGAACCGGATGTATGGGTTTTCAGTCCCTGATGTGGTGGGAGCTGTACAGGAAGAGGCAAGCGCACAGAGAAATGCGCGACTCGACTGGTTAGATATCGCAAGTAACCCTACGTTTTACACGACACCAGGGTACAAGGACCTTGGAGAGAACGAGTCGCATCGCTTCGGCCCTGGTGCTCGCATGCGTGTTGAGACTCCGACTGATGTAGGTTTCATTCAGCTTGGAGATCCTCCGCAGTCTCTCTTCGCCGAGGAGCAGGCTCTCATGGCTTTAGCAGACCGAAGTATCGGTGCACCGGCTGCTCCTGCCATGCCCCCTGCCGGGGGCTCTGGAGCACAGAAACAGAGTGCGAAGGCAGCCGCTCAGAATCAGGCTCTCCAGGGCATGCAGACCAACAGAATGATTGTAAAGATCCGTAAATGGATGCAGAAGGTATTCAAATTTACTCATCTTCTCTATGTCAAATACGGTAAAGATCAAATGAGTATGCTACAATCTAGCAGTGAGGGCAATACTGAGGTACAAGTACCCCGCGAGATCCTAGCTCTTAATTATAATCTCGGTATCGCGGGATCTGGAGGGCCTCTTGATAAAGAGAACAGTCGGCAGGATGCCATGGCTCTTTATCAGCTTCTCACACCCAGTCCCCTTGTGCAGGGAGATATGGGTCATCTGTATAACGTAACGAGAAATGTGATTGAGAAGTTTGACTACCCGGAGATCACCGGCTTCATTGGTACATTAGATGAGGCCAAACAGATGCAGCAGATGCAAGCTATCGCACAACAGAAACAGCAGAAAGAACAAATGGCATCGCACATCATTGAACACTCCAAGATAGGACGAGTAGCACAACCCGGACAAGGTGGAGCACAAGTAGCAGCAGGACTCCTAGGAGCTGGACAACAAGCACAAGAGGAGGAAAACAGTGGAGACAAAGATGAATCCGATGATCAATAGGGAAAGTAATGCAAAAACAGCCAAGGAAATTGAAATTGAAGAAGACATAACAGCTCTTCTCGAATCGCAGATATGGGAATGGGCCATAAAAACTCTTTTCAAAGACAATCTTCAAAGTGCTAAGAACGCCCTTCTTAACAACGTAGGACTTCCCACAGATACTCGGGTAGGGTATATTATGTATCGACAGAAGGTTATGGACTCTTTCAAAGCACTGTATCGCAAGCACGACATACAAATTCCAGAGTGGCTAGAGGTGTAACATGGCAGATGAAGATGAC